CATCCGGGTCAGGTGCCGCCGCTATCGGTGGCGTCCGAGGGTCAAGTGATCCGGGGGGCACCGCTGGCGAGGCGGGGGGAGCGACCGGACTGTCGGGGGGGGCGGGTTGAGGCGTCGGGGGTGCCGAGGCCGTTTGCGCTGCCGCCCCTGACGAGAGGGCCTGCACGATATCGCCGTGGGAAGACAGCGGAGCCGGGGCGGCCGATGTCGCCGAACCCGTCGAACCAGTGTCTTCCACGTCGGGAAGAATGCGCTATTTCAGGGGGAGGTGTCAAGAATTTGACACTTACCGTCATGTTTTTGGCAGTGACGCGCGGAGGCCTCGGTGAGTAAGGTTACCCCTATGACGCAGGCTGATATTGAAGAGATGTTGCGAAACCTCGCGGAGACCACCCGCTATCTGCGGGAGAGCGGCCGACGCATTCGCGAGGCGGCCGAACACATCGTCGCCGTGGCGGATCACCTCCAGGAGATCACTGCGCGCACCGACGCCGCCATCACGGCGGGGTTGACGCACCTCCACGGCGAGGACGACCCCGGAGAGAGCGCGTGAGAGAATCGTTCATGTCAGGCCGTGCGCGAGGGCCAAGGCCTGGGCATGGCCGGCGACCGCGTCCGCCTGGGAGCTATAGTGCTCCTGATAGCCGTCGTGCGGACCGCCGACGATCAGCGTTTCCCAGAGCATCGGCGGGTTTCAGAGGGACCGGCGCTGGTCCGTGCCGAGAAACGTGGTCCGGACCTGCCCGCCATTCGGGAGGCGATCGAGGTGGGTGAGTTGGGGATGGTGGTGATCTATCCAATCCACCCACGTCAACAGATCGGGTTCATGATGCGGGTTCCCCGCCGCATCGAGAATGTAGGTCAGTGTCACGTCGCGCATCACGAGCCCCCCGCGTGACGCGCACGCCCCAGTGACCAAGGACATGCGCGTCACGGCCTCCGCGTCGTGGTTATTTGGGCGTCGGCTCCATGCCGTCGTCGGGCAGGGTATTATCCGGATACCCCGGCCGACCGCTTGGCAGGCTGTTGTCCGGCTTGCCCGGTCGGCCGCCCGGCAGCGTATGGTCCGGCACCAGAATCAGCCCCAAGCAGGCCAGCCACTTCACCATGTACTTGCGCCCTGGCACAATCGGCAACTGCGCGGCGTACGGCGGCAAACTATTGTCGGGCTTCTCGGTCGGGTCGTACGGAAACACCGGGAGTTGGACGGCTTGCCCGGGGGGTGGCAGATAGATGGGCTGCGACGGATGGCCGCCACCGCCATACACGGGGAGCTGCCCCGCGCTGGGGGGAGTGATGTAAATAGGCTGCGTGGGGATGCCGCCCACGCCGGGGAGCGAGTTGTCGACGTGCCCCCCATCCAAGAACGTAATGACCGCGAGACGTGATGCCATGGTTTCTCCTTGAGAAGTGAGACTAAATTGGTTGACGGACGCGGGTGGTGAAACACAATCACACATGGTGGACCCTCATGTTTGCGTGAACCGCAGCCTGCACGCGCAGACGTAGACGATTTGGTCGTCGGTGACCGACTCGCGGATGGCGGTGTCTTCCCCGATCCGCCCCCTGTAGCAAATTCGGCAAAAGAGTGTGCGGCTGAGACGGTACCGATGGAGCAGGCGGCGGTACGCACGGATAATGTCGGCATCGCGCCGGTCGAGCAGCACGGTCGGCATGGCGGTCGGCTGGCCGTGCGCATCGAACAACATGCCGGTCGTGCGGTCGTTCTCTATCGGCTTGCTGAACGTGTGCGTCTGGTCGGTCGTCCCCACCGGCGCGCGATACTCACGCACGCCGCACCGGCACTCGACACGCACGCCGGCCGCGTCAATCACTGTGCGACACCCGCTCGGGCGATTCGCTTCCCAACACCGGTCGCACCCGAGCGTTTCGATGAGGCCGTATCGCGCGAGCACGGCTTCGTGCGCGTGCAGAATTTCCGCCGAGTGTTTGTTGAACGGCTGCGGCGGCACGATGACGTTCGCTGCCGCGACCTTCGCGGCTTCCGCCGCCGCCATCGCCTCCAAATCCACCTCGGGGCCGGTGGTGGACTCTTGCTGATTCTTCATCCGCAGGCCGCGCGCATTGAGCAGCGCGAAGTACTCCGCTTTCGTCATGTCCTGCGCGGGGATGGGTTCCACGTCCAGATTTGAGAGACACCCGTCGGGCAGTTGGTCCGCGTCCCAGAGTTTGTCGGAGTGCACGGCGGGCGCGAGTCCAGAGCGGTCGAGTATCTCCGTCGTGGTGGGCGCCACGGCCGGGACATTCTCAGTGGACCGCACCTCGCGAAAGGGAGACTCGACCGCTCTCGGCTCGTCACTCATCGCACGGCCGCGGCGATGGCGGCGTGCGCGACCGCGCTCGCCTCGACGACCAGGACCTGGCCGCTCCGCAGCCAGAGCCGCACGCGGCCGGGTTGTGTGGGGTCGACCTCCTGCCAGGCGTCAATCGCATCGCCCCGGAGCCAGAGCGGCCCCCCGGCGGTGTCGTGTACCGCAATCCCCGCCGCCGTGACCGGCGCGTCGACCGCGGGTGTCTTGTCGTCGTCTTTCGGATTCACCGGGCCGGTCGTCTCGTAGTCTTTAGTTTTCGTCGTCATCGTCCCCCTCCTATCGAATGTTCCAGGGCGTGCTGGTTGAGCGGTGCTTGCAATTGCGCGCTGCCGCCGTGGGCGGTATTCGGCTGACTGGGCGCGGGTGGTTGCGGCGGCGTACTCGGCGTGTTCGCCGCATCCGCGAGTAGCGCCGGGTCGCCCAGTTGTAGCGCGAGCGTTTGTTTCACAGCGGCCGGGTCAATCTGGAACCCGGACTGCTGCAGCAGCGAGACCACCATCGGGTTCGTCAAATCCTCCGCCTTGAAACTGAGCGAGATGCGCGGCTTCTCGGGTGGCGGGGCCTGTGGCGGCGGCGGTTGCTGGAGATGCCGCGCCGGATCTTCCCCAAAGGCGACATAGACGTCACGCAACCCTTCGAGCCGGTTATTAAACGGGTCATTGGCCGTGAGTTGGTACCGGTCGAGCGCCATCTTGCGTTCGGCTTGCTGGTCGAGCCGCTTGGCGCTGTCGGGCTTGACGTTGTAGACAAACTTGCCGGGCACGGTGAGCCGATTCCAGGCCTGCATCTGTTTCGCGCCCCCGGGGCCGGCCAACTCCACGTAGTCCATGTCGTCGGCGAACAGTTGGATCAACCCGCCGAGCGCCGAGACGATGCTCACGAACCAGCGCAGTACTTTGTCGCGCTCCTTATCGAGGCGGATGTCCGTCGCCTGATTCATGTACGTGAGTTCGGTCGCCGTCTTGCTGCCCTGCTCGGTGATGCCGGATTGGTTTTGCCCGAGCGCCCACGCCCGGTCGATGTCGCGCATGGAGATGTCGGAGGCAATCGAGGTGTCGCGCGGGAGGGTCGGCAGCGCAATCATCTCGATGATTTCGTGCGGGGCCCCATCCGTGAGAATGATGGACTGCACTTCGCCCTGTTCAAGTTTCGCAATCGTCGCCGGATCGATGCGGCCCCGGTCGACGCCCCGCATCGGGAGCGCCCGGCGTTTCTGCTGCATCTGAATCGTGCGCGTTTGGCTGAGTTCATCAACCGCTGGGCGCGACATTTGACAGTCGCTTTTCGGAAAGTGCGAATCCGGGGTGTACCGGAGCGTGAGCACCTTGATGGGGAACCCCTCGATGCCAAGGAGATGGCCACTCTGCGGATCGAGCCGCTGATACGGCGAATCCTCATGCACGCGTGGCGCGTCTTCGCCTTCGACGAGCACCAGATGCCGGACAATCCGCCGGTCGGTGACGGTGGGGTCGATGCGGTACGCCCAGTACCAGATTTCCGTCACGGCCTTGCCTGGCCGACCGACGTGGTGCTTGGACGTGTCAATCAGCAGGTCCTGGTCGTACTGACTGCCGGCCTCGCTGGACGGCGGATGCACGTCACTGAGGGTCGCGAGTTCCTGGTCGTCCACGAAGGATCGGAAGCCGAGCCAGTCGGCCTGCTGGTAATTGCTGCGGATGAACCCGGACGGCACGAGCAGTTTCGCGGGCGAGCCGCGCTCGATGTAGTAGCAACTGTGCGAGACCGTCGGCGGCAGCCCCGGTGCGGTCGGGGGGGTGACGCTCGCGGTGTAGCCGACTTTCACCCAGGCGAGACCGGCCGGGCAAATGACGTCGGACAAGCACTCATCGACCGCCGAGAGCACGTCGGTGTCGTCTGGGCCGAGTTTCTGATTGAGCACGGCGTTGAAGACCGGCACGGCCGCCGCGCTGTCGGGATTGCGCGGGGTGAGCACGACTTCGGGCACCTTATAGAAGAGCTGTGCTTTCTTCTGTTCGGTTTTCTCGTAATCGATATTGACCTGCGTCGTGTCGCGGAGTTCAAACCCTTGCGCCTGACGGTACCCGCCCGTGTAGCGTTTCAGGTTTTCGCGCCAGTCGGGCAGTTCATTCTTCAACTCGTCGCGGGCGGCGGCGATTTCCCCACGCCAGAAGGCGAGCGAGCCGGGGCCATCGAGCGGCAAGGGGAGCCGGGTCGGATCGACCGGCGCGACCTCGGGCGCAGCGTCAGGGAGATAGTCGGGCGCAATCTCGGTGGTCATCGCAGGGCGGCCTCACGGAGTTGTTGAATGTCCCACGCGACCGAGCCTCGGATGGGCGCTTTCGGACGCGGCGTACTGGCCGGCCCAGGGCGGGAATTCGCGCCATAGCGCCACGCATCGGCCGCATGGTCGTCGCCATCGGTCTCGACGTCATCGGCATCGTGGGTGGATTGTTCCTGAATGGGAATGGTGCGCAGAAAGTAGCGGCAGGATGGGTCGACCGTGAGCCAGGGCTTGCCGTCGGGGGCCGTGCGCAACAAGTCATGGCAATTCTGCCAGCCGTTCTTCCCGCGCTGATTGTCGGCCTTGCGCATCGGCAAGCCGGCGCTGCGGAACGTCTCGACAATGGCGCGGCCATGGTCTTGGCCCGTCTTGTTCCACATGGACGGGTCGCCCGCGACGTAGCGGAGCCGACCTATCTCGCCGAGCAGCGTCCGGGTGATGGTGACCATCTTCTGCGCGACGTCGACTGGGTCTTCCTGCTGACCTTTCAACTCACGCGCGAGGTGGAGATGGCCGTCGGCCAGCACGGCCCACCACAACACGCAATACGGTTGGTTGTACCCCCAGTCCATCGACGCGAACCACTCGGTGCCGGCGGGAATGACGCGCGATTTGACGTGCCATTCCTGGCCGTTGTGGAACGTCTTGAACGCGCCGAAGAACGCGCCTTCGAAGACTGACCAATCGCCTTCGAGGAGCTGACTTCGGCGCGGTTCCGGCATCTGGTCGAGGTTCTCGCGGTAGGTCAGATCGATGTACGGATTGTCGTCGACCTTGGCCTGGACGAAGGTGTGCCACTCGGGCTTGTACTTCGGGTAGGTGTCGGGATTGGGCTGTTTGGTAATGAAAAAGTCCCGCACCCAGAGCGCCCCACGCGGCCCCGGGTTACTCGCCGCCCAGACTTTCGGGCCGCCGAGCGCGGTGATGACCGCCGGGTTGCTCGTGCGGGCGCGGCTGAACAGTTCGATCATGTCGCCCTCGTCGTAGGTGACGAGTTCGTCGGGGACGATGATGTCGTATTCGCGCGACAGGTACGACTCTTTGGCCTGCTTGTCGTCCATGTGGCCGCCGACAATCGTGGCCCCCGTGCGGGGAAAGTACAGCCGCCGCTCGCCCCGGTTGTATTTCGCCCCAAACAGGTGCGCGTCTCGCTCCATCTTGAGCAGATGCGTTTCTTCGAGGTCCTTGTAGTTGGCGCGGATGATGAGGGCCGACAGATGCCGCACGCGGAGACAATAACTGTAGAGCGCCCAGCGCAGGACGTGCGACTTGGCCCCGCCGGCCGCCCCGCCATAGAGCGTGCGCACGCAGGCCCGTTGCGCTTCGAAGAATTCGACTTGCCGGGGCGTGGGCAGAAACACAAACCGGTCGGTCTCGCCCGAGCGGATGCGGATGCCCCAGGCTTCCTGGCGCGCGGCACAGGTGAGCGTCGGACAGACCCACTGGCCGAGCGCGTTTTGCCAGAAGGCCTTGCCGCACCAGCAGCATTTGGCGTGGGGGTGCCAGACGATCGGGCCGTGATGCACCGGCGCAGGTGGCAGCGTGACGGTCGCGGGCACGGCCACGACCGAGGGCAAGGGCGGTTTCCAGCCTTTTTTTTTGCGTCCGGAGCCGGCGCCTCCCACGCGCGTCAGTCTACGCCGAGTGTCAAAAAATTGACAGTCGCCTGTCAAAAGAGCGTCAGTGACGGCCCGCCGTGAGTTTGGTAGCGTGGCGTCATGTCGGTGATGGTGAGCGAACTGTATAGGACCGACCTCGCGACGAAGGCGGATCTGGCCGACCTCCGGACGGCGATGGCCGAACTGAAGGCCGACCTGATCCGGGTCCAAGTGACGACGATGATCGCGATGACGGCCATCTACGGCGGGCTCGTGGCCGTACTGAAACTGTTTGCCTAATCATGACCATCTCTGACGCGCTGTCGCTCCTCTCGACGTTCCAGGCGAAGCATGGGGACGTGGACGTGTTCTTCGACTGTCCGCACTGCGGCAAATCGTTCCCGCCGAACGTCATCCAGGCGCTGGCGGTCCACCTTGGGTCGGTACCACCGATGACGCAACTCGATGTCATCGGCGGCAAGGCGACGGTGGCGACAGCAAAGACGCCATGACGCCGCGCCCCGTCGTGTATTCGTGGGACGCCACCTCGGGCGTCTCGAAGAAGCAGGCGGAGGAAGACGGGGAACAGACCGGGATCTGTCATGGCTTTGTCATGATGACGAACGAGCCGACGCTGTCGGCGATTGTGGAGACGGAGGAGGGCCAGATCTGCCTGCCGGATGCTGTGAATTGTCGCTTTCTCGACGTGCGCGACGACGATCCGCCGGTGGACTGGCAACACACGCGATTGCAGAAGTTGGGCCTTCTGGCGGCACTACCGGGGCGGCGCGGTGCGCATCCCGTCGCACCCCTACGGCCACTGAGCCCCGTATGAAAACCACCCTGCGCCTCGCCCCCCACAGCATCCTGCCCGGCGCGCAAGTGATTGAACTCTGGTACGGCGCGGAGTTCATCGGGCAAGTCACCGGCGCGGACGGCCGGGGGGTGCGCGTCGTCTCAAAGTACACGCTGCACGCCAGCGCGGTCGATCCCGAGCGCGCCACCCCGATCCACATCCTCGACGTGCGAATCACCACCGGGGACGCCTGACATGGATCGCCCCTTCCAGCGTGGCGACTTCGTGATCGTCAGCGTCCACGGCACGCGCAAGGAGGCGATGGTCGGGCTCGTGAGCGAGAACGGCCGGTCCCTGATGCTGCTGTTCGACGGCGGGCTGTCCTGGCCGGGCGAGAAAGGCGGCTACAACGGGGCGATGCCGCTCCTGGACGACGGCACCTACATCGAGCTGATCAACCACCGCCCGGTTGGGATCGAGCGGCACCCGTGATCCGACAGCAGCAGGTCCTCGCGAAAGCGCGCAAGCTCCTGGAGGCGCTCGTCGAGCCGCACGACCTGCGCACCCGCGACGGCGAGCACGCGTGGCGCGAATGTCGGTGCTGCCTCGCCCGCGAGGAGCTGGAGCGGGACTCGGCGGTCAAACTGTGGCGGGCGATCCTCGCCGAGCTGGACCGCCGGGACGACTGAGGCAGGGCAGGGCGAGCAGCGCGCCCGGCCCGTGGTCGCCCTGATCAGGTGGCTGATCCCCCCGGATGCCCCCTGGCCGCCGTTGCTTTGCCCGAGGAGACGCCATGCACGACGTGAACCCTGTCGCCCACACCGCCCAGGTCCACCACCAGCTCCGCACGTTCCTGCAGACGACGCTGGCCGACGAACATCCCGACGACCTTCTCTCCGCGCTCCTCTTTGAAGCCGTCAGCCGCCTCGCGCAAGACGCCCAGACGCACGCCGAGGTCTACGCGAGCCTAAACACCTGGTTCGAGACCGCGCTCACCCAAATCGAACGCTTTGGCGTCGGCCACCCCCATCCCTGATGGCGACGACCCTCTCTGACGCGCTGCGCGACAAGATCCGCACGGTCCTGCGCGCCCAGCGGTGGACCCAACGTGAGTTCGCCCGACGACTCGGCGTCACCCAAGGGGCCATCAGCTACTTGCTCGCGGGGAAACGCCGCCGTGACACCTTGGAGGCCTATGCGGACGTGGCGGACGTCCTGGGCGTGTCCTTGAGCACCCTGATCGCGGACTTGGAACAGCGGGTCGGCGCGACCGACCCCCCAAGGGGGGACCGCTTCCTCGTCGCGGAGTTGTCGAAGAACTGGATCGGCGGCCTCGAAGTGATGCCTGGCTCCGGTCTGATCGCGCAACAATTCGAACGCGTCCTCGCCCACAACCACGCGCGCGGGTACCGGCTCCTCACGTTTCAACTCCATCGCCTCATGACGCAACCGGACGAACTGAACGAAACCATCCTCGCCGTGTTCGAACGCCACGCCGACCTGACACCCTAGCGTCAAGTTTTTGACACTCTCCGCTAAACGTGCTAGCCTGGAGCCAGAGCGGCGTGAGAAACCCCCTCGGAAAGATCTAGATCTCCGGAGAGGAGTAAGACCGCGCGAGGGCGCCGGCAGGCCCTAAGCGCGGGCGCGACCACCCCCCGGGCACGGGTGCGGAGCAGCCGCATCAGCGCGCACGGCTGCGCGGGGGCAAGCGCAGCGGGTGAGGCCCCGCCGCGCCGGCCCGCGCGACGCTCCGCTCCGTTCCGCTCCGTTCCGTGAACCCCCCGTCTTTGACTTACCCCTAGACAAACTACGGGAAGCCTCACGCCTCCTGCACCACCCCCCCCTTCCATACCGCCTGCCGATCCCGCATCTCATACCCCAACCGGTGGAACGCCATATGATCCCCCTTGCTCGCAAACACCCACAAATTCTCCACCGCATTGTGCCGATCGTCCGTGTCCACATGGTGGACCACATACCCCGGTAACAGCGGAAACCCACACGCCTCCACCAGGGCCCGCGCCACGCGCTGGCCCTGCCGCCACTGCACATACCGCGGGTTATAGATAGCCCGGTGATAACACCGAGGCGAACAATACCGCTCGTTCCGCGTCTGCCCCCCACAGTGCGCACACGCCATCGGCGGCGCGGCCTCCCGCCCCCGCCGACGCGGCACCACCCGCGCGGCCTTCAACACGCGCGACACATACCCATACGTGCACCCATGCGCCCCCGCGACTTCGCGCACCGTCCGCCCCAACTCGTAGTCCACCACCATCGCTAACCGGTCAATCCCCTTATTCATCCCCCACCTTCTCGTATTCAGAAAAATCCCCACCCCCACCCCGTCACGGACCCACGCACGTCAACCCGTCCGCCCAGAAGAGACCGGACTGGCACCCACCTGGGCGAGCCATGGCCGGGGCCCAGCGGGTCCCAAGGCGAGGTCGTCCGCCGGACTCGGCCTGGGATGGTGACTCGCTCTCGCTCGCTACTCACACGCGAACACACGAGTAGCCACGAGAGTATACATGGACTCACGTCACAGATCCGATATGAGTCCTTCTGTTTAGTTGTCGCGTATCTGCGAGAGCCCTTCTACTACAAGGGTTCGCGGGGTATTGTGAGGGTATTGGGGCGGGTTATGGTGACCGTGTTTGAGGTGGTTTTGTTGCTATCCACTATATCTAGTGGTGCGGGGAGTCTGAGACTCTGTGAGACGCCGGCAATACTCACGTCACCCGAGCCCACGACGACCGTAATGCCTTGGTTCTCGGGGTCAGGCGCAATGACGCCAACCGCGATGAGCGCATCGCGCATTGGACGATGCTCTCCACGCTTTACCGCAACGGTGAAGCTGCGAATCCAATCGACGGCGGCTTGGTGGGCATTGGCTTGGAGGACACCAAGGGCGGTACTTGTGGTTGGTTGGTGTTTAGCAATCACGGCGGAGACGCGCTGTTGACTGAGTCCGGTCACGCGTGCAATTTCCGACTGAGAGATTCGTTCGGTGTGTAACCGGAGGATCGTGACGGTTTCAGCGGTACTGGTCTTCGTGTGGGGCTTGCGGGTGGGGGCTCGCTTGGTGCCGTAGCGGCCTCGGTCTTGGGGTGTGGGGCTTACCGTGTCCACGTGGGCATTCTCGCACGGGTCCAGATTTATTTCACGTCCCACCTTCACACCCCTTGACTTGTTACATTCGTTGAATGTAAGATGTCTGTGTTGGATGCATGAGGCATTTGACGGTGGCGCCTGCAGAGACGGGCGCCGAGGGAAAAGAAAGTCATGACGAAAACAGCGCGTGAAGCGGGGGTAGCGAGACTGGCGGAAGGGTTTATGGTCCCGCGCGTCTGGCAGTGTGACGTGTGGGAAATCGACGGGAATCAGGGTACGGCCTACGTGCCGGCGGATGTGGCTGGCATCG